CGGGTGGACATGGACGGCAAGCGGCCCATGTTGCACATTCCCGCCGAACTGGAAAAGGGAAACAAAGATCGGCTCTTGCCGATGGCCCCAGAGTTCGCTGAGTTTCTGGCCGCCGTCCCGCCCGAGGAACGCACAGGACCCGTGTTCAAGCCGCTGACGCGACGCGGCAAACGACCGTCCAAATGGTGGGCATCGCGAACTGTTTGCGCCGTCGGCAAGAAGACGGTCGTCAAGGTGGACCAACGGACAAAGGGCAACAAGCTGGTGGTGAAGTACGCCAGTGCTCACGACCTGCGACGTTCGTTCGGCGAGCGATGGGCAAGCCGCGTCATGCCCCAAGTGCTCATGGAGCTAATGCGCCACGAGAGCATCGAAACGACGCTCAAGTTTTACGTGGGTCGCAACGCTGAGACGACGGCCGACGTGCTGTGGGCAGCCCACAAGCTGGCAAACGGCCCGGGTAACACTTCTGGTAACAGTGTCCAAAAAGAGGCTCAACAGCATTCCGAGCAAGCCGACATAAACCCTTCAAAGTCAAATACTTCCAAAGTGGACAGGGGCGGGATTGAACCGCCGACACACGGATTTTCAGTCCGTTGCTCTACCAACTGAGCTACCTGTCCGAATTCTTATTTATCCCCGTGTATTTCGCACTTATTGCAATCCGGCCGCGTTTTGGTATCTTGCTGTCTGACACCCGTTTGACACCCAACCGACCTTTCCGCGACCACAAAAGCAACGTACACGCACGGGGGCAAAGATGACCACTTTAAAGCGCAAGCCGCCGACTCGCAAGGCACGACACCGGGGCGAGACTTTCCCCTTGTTTCAGCGTGCTGACGGGCGCTGGTGCAAGAAAATACGCGGGAAACACCGCTATTTCGGAATCGACAAAGCCAAGGCGCTCGAGAAGTATCAGCGCGAAATCGGCCTCTTGAGCCAGGGGCTTGAGCCCGCCAAGGGTGACATCGGCCTGCGTGAGTTGTTCAATCGCTACCTGTCGGCCCAAGAGCGGGCCATGCAAGCCGGCAAGATCGGCGCCCGGACGGTGTCGGACTCGGCCCAGACCCTTAAGCGCGTGCTGGCGATCACCGACGATCGGCAGGTGTCAACGCTGGTGTCAGAGGATTTCAGCCGGCTAAACCAACGGCTCGCCAAGGGGCGTTCGGTCATCACCGTGGCGGGTGACGTGCGGCGGACGAAAGCCGCTTTCAACTGGGGGCACCGGGAGGGGTTGATTCCCAAGGTTCCCCACTTCGGCAGCGACTTCGCGGCGGCACCGATTCGGGCTGTTCGGCTCGCCAAGTCACAACGCGGGGCGATGATCTTCACGGCCGCCGAGCTGCGCACCCTCGTGGAAGCCGCCGGGCCCCAACTGCGGGCCATGATCTACCTGGGGGCCAACTGCGCGTTGCTGCCCGTCGACATTGCCCGGCTCGAATTCGAGGAAATTGATTCCGACTTTCAATGGCTTCGGCAGGCCCGCCATAAAACGGGGGTCGACCGGCTGGCCGCGTTGTGGCCCGAGACGGCCGAAGCGGTCCGGCGGGCGATCGCCGGGCGCCCGAAGCCCGCAAGCGTTGAATATGGCGACCTTGTTTTCCTGACTGAGAGCGGCTTGCCAGTGGTCCGCACCAGGACGCCGGCCAAAGCCGCTACGAATCCCAAGCTAGCGCTAAACGCCACGGTCATCAACCGGGTGACCAGCGATTTCCGGGAGCTACAGCAAGAGCAGGGGGCCTACCGACACGGCCGCGGCTTCAACGCGCTTCGCCACGGATTCTTGACCATCGCGGAAGCTGGCCGAGACTTTCCCGCGGTGGCAAAGGTGATGGGGCATAGCGTGCCCGGTGTGACCAGCCATTACCGCGAGCACATTGGCGAGGATCGAATTCGGGCTGTGTGCGAGTTGGTGCGCGTATGGCTCTTGGCTAATACAAAAGCTTGACAGAGCCAGCCGCATTATGATATGAACATGCGTCGGACGTTATACGTTTGCCGATGCTACGAAAATACAACCTAATTTCCGTCTCGATGGAAGGAACCGGGCCCCGCCGCGAGCTGAGTCTCGATAGTGCGGAAAGCCAGTGAAGGGCGCTAAGTCGCCCCCGACTAAGAGACGCAGGACTAGGGTCGGGCCGCTAAGTCAGCCGGATTCCGAGTCGTTGGTATTGCGGGGATTCCCCGCGCTTACCACCGAACGGTTTCACGGCTGTTTTCGTTGAAACGGCTCCGTTCGGTGCGAAAACACCTTACGGAGTCGAGTCGAAATGAAACCCCTCGCCAAAGACTGGCAATCATCGTCAGTCGGCCCATTGTCCGCATCTATGCGGATCGCCCAACGCAAGGTTATTTCCTGGATCGAGTCCGGCGAACTCGTGGCGTACAACATCGCCACTCACAGGGATAAGCGGCCCGTCTATCGCATCGAGCGCAAGGACTTCGACCGATTCTGGTCGAGCCGCGCCACCGTTCCCCCGACGCCGACCCCGCCGCGCCGCAATCGTGGCACCCGTGCGCCCGTTCGGGAATTCGTCTAACCCCCAGAAACGCCGACAGCCAGCACCCCGCGAAGGAAAGCTGGCCGTGGCGATTGGAGAATCGACAACATGAGTTTACCAAAAACGGACCGCCCGTTCTACGTCCCCGACGCGATCATCGCGCAGGCAGTCCAAGACGCCCAAAGGCTCCAAGACGCCGGCGCGTGGGATCAAGCGAAGGCATGTTGCTGGGCGACATATCACGCAAACCGGCGCACCGGACTAGACCCAGGCCTCGCCATCGAATTCCTGGCAAACGACGTTGCCGACATGCTGGGTCTCAACCGTGCCCGTGTTCTCGCGGTTGCAATCAATAGCCTGATCGGCAATCGCGCCAGTGTGATGGCTGACGAGTTGCGAGCCCAAGCGGCTGACCTGGACCGTCGCGCCCCACTCCCACAATCGCGCTTTACGCAACGGAGGGCAACGCGGTGAGCACCACGGGATTCAATGGCCGAAAACTCGACCGCGCGGAAGTCACGGTCACGGTGGGCGAGCCAGACCAGCGGGGGCAAGCCACCGTCAGTTGCTTGAATGCCGGGGAGAGAAGGCATATCGACCGTTTCGACCCGCTCAGTGATTTCCATCGCGGAAAATTCGCCGAGGCAAGCTACGCTCGGCTTCCCGCGGACCTGCAATTCTTGATCGAACGTGAAGCACCGGACAACCCCGCGCCGTGGCGTTTCATCGCCGATCTTGTGATTCAAGGTTCGTCTGCCAGCGGGGAACGTGATGACCAGATCACCTATCCGGTCATAACCGCCGCGGACCTAGCAACGACGCTTTATGACGTCGAGTTTTTCATCGATGGACTGGTGCCAGTAGGTCAACCGCAAGGCCGGTTCGGAGCAAAAAAGGCGCTGAAAACTACCCTGGCATGCGCCGAAGGATTTTCGATTGCGACCGGGCTTTCGTTCCTGAATTACTTTCGCGTCAACCGGACAGCCCGCGTTGGGTTTTTCTCAGGCGAAAGCGGAATGGGCACGATCCAAGAAACGATGCTTCGCATCGCTCGGTCATTCGATACCGACCTGGCTCAAGTAGACATGGTGTTTTCGGACCGCTTACCGATGCTTGGCGACTTACGCCACATGGACGCGCTCGAAAAATACATCCTCGACAACGGCATTGAACTGCTTTACGTCGACCCGGCCTACTTGGCGATGTTGACCGCCGGCAATGAAGGCTCATTATTCGCAATGGGAGCGCTTTTGCGGAGTCTCAGTGAGCTTTGCCAGCGAGTTAAATGCACGCCGATACTGTTGCACCACATGCGCAAAAGTGTTGTCGACCCCTACAGCCCCGGCGACCTTGACGATGCGAGCTGGTCGGGCTTCGCGGAATTCTGCCGCTCATGGATGCTCATTAACCGGCGCGAGAAGTATCTGCCCGGCTCTGGCTGCCATCGGCTCTGGCTGTCCGTCGGCGGTTCGATCGGCCACGGCGGATTGTGGGGGCTCAACATTGAAGAAGGGCAGTACACGGGGCCCGGGAGCCGCATCTGGCAAGTTGAAGTGGTGAAGGCGGAAGACGTGCGGGACGAGGTTGCCGAATCCGCCGCCGCGGCACGGGAAGAAAAGCAGAACGACAAGCTAGCGCAATCCAAACGGGCCTTTGTCCGCGCGCTCGCCAAGCACCCAGGCGGGGAAACCGTCAAGGCAATCAGGGACGCAGCCGGCTTGAGCGGCACCATCGCCACGATGACCCTAGCCGCATTGATCGAGGAAGGCGCGGTGGTCGCGTGTGATGTTTCCAAGCCTAACCGTAAGGCGCCCTATGAGGGGTATCGGCTCAATTTGGAAGGCGCCAATCAATGAGAATTCCATTAACGGGAAGCCCCCCAAAGGTAGCTACGGGACTAACGGGACTGAGCATCGGGATTTTTTGTCCCACTGATGCCCTACCTACCATCGGGACAAACCCCTTTAGGGGTGTCCCAGTCCCGGTGGTGGGTGGTATCGAAATCCTTCTACCTCCTTTGGAGCATTTTTGTCCCGTAGGTCCGGCACCATGAGCACGACCACGGGCCGCTACTCGGCAACGCTATCAGTGAAGGGCGAACCAGCCGAGCAAGCCCGAGCGCTACGCGCCGCCGCCAAGGTGTTGCTGCGATGCTTCGGGGTCAAGCTGGTTGAGATCAAGCCCGAGACGCCAAGCACCTGGCGGGAGACCCCGTGTGGATCGTTTGAGATCAGCACCAGCCCGAGCCCAAACCGCCCCAACGGTGCGCCTTGAAACAACGTTCAAAACGATGCGGCCACGTTTTCGAGCCGACTTGGAAAACCCAACTGCGGTTGGATCGGCAACGTTGGCGCCGAGAACGGCGTGAGGCGAAGCGAAAACCATGAGCACCACGACGCCAGAACCCGACCCGCGCCCGCACGCCTATTTGTGCAAGCTGTTGGTTGCCGGACCGCTCAACACGAGGCAAGCCCGACTGAGGCGAGCGCTGAAAACCTTGCTTCGAGCGTATGACGTGCGAGTGGCCACGATTAGACCCGAGCAATGGAAATCATGAGCCAGCCTGGCCATCAGTGCGAACGACACGACACCGCGGGGATCCGTTGTGCGGGCCACTACGTGGTTGTCAGCGGATACGACGCACCGGGCGGGGCTCTCCGGTTCAAGTTTTTCCAATGCGGCCTATGCGGCTACAAGCCGCTCGCCAATCGAATCAACGTCCCGACCGAATGCGTGCATCGACGCAAGCCGTGGTCACCCGAGCGACGCGAAAAGTATTTGCAGATGCTTGCTTATCGTAAGCAACAAGATCATTGAACAGAGCCAACGCCGCGTGATACTTGAAACATGAGCCCGCTTAAGCCAAAGCCGCACAATGCCGCCCAACAGAAAGAGCGCGTTCGAGCGTATGAGCGAGCAAGAGGGAGCAGCTACGACCGGGGGTATGGCTCTGCGCGATGGGAGGCGACACGTCGCGCGGTGTTCGTGCGTGATTTGTACGTTTGCCAAATATGCGGGAAGCAACTTGGCGCGACTCCCGGCGAAGCCCATTGCGATCATAAGGTGCCACGGCCCAAGGGCGCGGGGCGTGAATACATACCGGTCACGGATGACGAGCCAAATCTTTGGACATTGTGTGCCGGATGCCATGCCAAAAAAACTAGGAGCGAAGCCAGCGGTGCGCACTAAATCTGCCACGGATTCGAGGTTGAAGGCTTGCGGCGTTCTGGCGCGGTGCCAGGTGCCCTACGGATGGCGGGTCGCGCTTTTTAAACGTTTTTTCGTCAACTTACCGTTCGGTAACAGCCCGCGCGCAGCGGCGGAATTGGCGTTTCCGAGGATAGGCGGTCAAGCAAGCAACCATGACTGAACTCAAAAAACTCGACCCCGCCCGGTTCAAGCCGATTTTTGAGGCCGACCCGGACCATTTGCCGAACGCAAGATTGCGATTGTCGAAGGGCTCGAGCCTAAGCACCCGCGAGCGCAATCGCAGCTTTGCCGCCCTGAAACATGCAGCGGAGGCGGCCTTGCAGTTGGGCCATCTGCCCGAGCCAGACGAATCGAGGCACATGGTGCTTGACGGGCAATTCCCGTTGTTCGCCCTGGTGCCAGCGGTGCTCGAGTTGGCCGGCCAGCTAATCGAAAAACTGACGATTGCAACGCTGTCCTTTTCGCTGGTCAACGTCAGCACCCTGGCAACGCTGGTCGACAAAGGACAAATCAAGGACGTGCAGATTCTGTGCTCCAATTATTTCGCCGCGGCGAGCATCGACGGAAAAATCTACACGGCCGCAGCCGAGCTATGCACAAAACACGGATTCAAAATCTTGGCCGCACGTAACCATGCAAAGCTATTGCTGTTCGCCGTCGGCCAGAGGCGCTACGTGATTGAGTCATCGGCCAACATGCGGTCCGCCAGCAACACAGAATTTGCCACATGCTTTCAGAGTGCCGCACTGTACGACCATCATGCGGCCTGGATCGACGAGCTATTCGAGGGGGCCAAAAAGTGAAGGGCCGTAAACCCACCCCCGCGAACCAGCACAAGCTCCGTGGAACATATCGACCAGACCGCGGCCACGGAACCGAGCCGAAGGCCGCGCCCGGAATCCCCGTGGCGCCTGAATGGCTCGACGGAGCCGCGCTTGACGAGTGGAATCGCATCATCGTCGAACTGTCCGCAATGGAAACCTTAGCCGGTGCCGATCGTGCCTTGATCGTTGGATATTGCGAGTGCTGGGGCCAATGGCAGGCCGCCGTTATCGAACTGAGAAAAACCGGAACCGTGGTGCGCGGCACGAGCGGGGGCGCGATCTTGAGTCCGTTTTTCACCGCAAGCCTGCGATTACTCAAAGAGCTACGACCCCTTGCCGCCGAGCTTGGGCTATCGGCCACAAGCCGCGCGAGACTGAGGATTCAGCCCCGGGCCGATGAATCGGACGAATTTGATCAGTTTTTAGGCGTCGTTGGTTGGCCGAACGGTCGACAGCAGGCAGCCCGCGGGAAAAGCGCATGACGACCAACAACACCCTCACGAGCCTCGCGCACGCAATGGCGATTTCCCAGTTTATCAGCGAGTGGTCGCCGATGATGGGCCCGGAACAATTTAAGGGCTATCAGGAATTCATGGAAACGAAGTTTAATGAACTTGCCGCCGACCTGAACGCCACCCCCCAAGAAATCGACGCCGCACGTGAGAGCGCAGACGACTGGCTGCGCATGGCCCGTCGAAAAGTGAGCGAAATCAACTAACCCCCAACGGAGACTTTCAGTGGTAACAGCAAGGCTAAACGAAATCAGGCTAACAGGCATCGCCGCCGATGAAGCCGCAGTTCGACTCTGGATCACTCCATCCGAATTGCGAAACCGCAAGATTTCCACCGAGGATCGCGCGATTGACCGCCGCTCCCGGCTCGGACTATTTGAAGGCGAGCGCCCCGCCAGTGATGAACTCACGATCATTTTCCCCGAACGGCCGTTTGCCAATGAAGCCCGTGCACTGTCAGCCGTCGTCGGAGCCTCCGGCCAGTTCACCGCGCCAGAAGGTTTCGAGCCGGCATGGAACCGCGTGCAATACGCCGAGCCCATGCTGAGATATAGCCGCGTCACGCGCGTCGAGAAGGTGACAAATTATCGTGAGGTCAACGCGGAATTCGTCGAAGGCACGGACATTGTTGAGAACAAAGCCGTCAGCGTGGTCGACCCCACATGGTCGCAGATTGTACATAATCCGTGCAAGCACACGTCAGGCATGATCAAGGTTCCGCACGAACTTCCCGAAGGCGGAGGCGACCGCTGGGCGCAGCAATTCGCCGCCCTCATGGGAGGCCCGATCGCGCTTCGCCGAAACCACCTTTACACCACCGGAACCGGGGTTTCGCAGCCGACCGGAATTTGCACTGCCGTCAGCCAGGCGGGTGCCACCGTAACGGCCCTTAACTCCACGTCAATCCTGCCCGATGAATTGCTCAGCCTTTACAAAAAAATCGGCGCCGGTTTTTGGGGCCCCGAGTGCCGATGGATGATGCACCGCGACACGTACCTTGCACTGCGCGAGTTGAAGGACGCGAACGGCCGCTACCTGTTCAAGTGGGATAACGGCAAGCTGGACGACCATGAGTTGATTGAAAATTACAACATGCCGACGGCCGCGAGCGGCAACGTATCGGTGATTTTCGGCCGACTGGATTATTACAGCGTCGTCGAATGGCGCGACTTAAGGTTAGTTCGCACAACCGAGCGATTCGCGGAGAGCGACGAAGAAGGCTGGCAGGCGTACTTCCGCACCTCGGGCAACGCCATCATGTTTTCGACCGAGTTTCCGATTGTCGGATTGACGCACCCATAGGAGCGAAAACATGGGCACCGAAGAAGCAATTTTCGGTCACGCCGCAATCTGGCACGTTCCAGGCGACGACTCGACCGAGTACAGAATGGGGCTGAACGTGCTCGAGCGAATTTCGCCCGGCGCGTTTACCGACGCGATCCATCAGGATGTCGTTGGCGCGATCAACCACGACCCGAGCCAAATCCTGGCCAGAACGACAGCCAAGCCACAAACTTTATTCCTGGCCGAGGACGCCACGGGACTGCGCATGACGCTGTTTCCACCCAATACGTCAGACGGCGAGCGAGCCCGCGAGCTGATCCGAACACGCCATTTGGCCGGCGCTAGTTTTTCTTTCGCCAACGTGCAGGACGAATGGCACCGCGAAGGCGAAACCACCGTCCGAACGATTAAAAAAATCGGGCTGCTACTCGACGTCGGCCCGGTGACCCACCCCGCATACCAGGCGACGAGCGTTTCGCTGTCGCAAGCCAGCCGATCGCTAGCCGGGCGACTCGATCAATACCGTCGCCGCGCCGCCGAAGTTGCGCTAGACAGCATGGATTCGAGCGCGGCATTCTGCCTAGTCCAGAAAGGACAACGAACGATGATCATTGAACGCGCCGACCGCGACCGCACGGCCATTGTTAGCGAATTGCAAAAGCGAACACGGCTAAGGCTCATCGCGCAAAAGACCAAGCTACGCTTTGACGTCGAAGGGATCGAGCGCGCCGACAACCGAGCCTATCGCGCCGCGAGTTTCGCGGAAATCGAATCCGAACTGGCCGACATCAAGCGCCAGGAACGAAACCTTGACCAACTGGCGGGGCGGTGACCATGTCCGACGACGATGACGCGATTGAATTCGGCATGGAGGACGGGCGCAGGATCGGCAAGGCCGTGCGCTGGAGCGAGGGATTCATTCGCGGCAACGAATTCGACGGCGGCGCGAATCGTCAGCACGATCCAACCAACTGGCTGCCATTCGTCAACAACCAGGGCAGTTCCATCCCGCCCTATTCAGTGATTGATACCACCAGCGGCTTTCAAATGGCTGGTGAAGAGGAAGTCTTTTTCGGGACGCAACCCGGCACCACGTTCAGCAAGTCCTACGCGGTGACGTGGGGCTCGGATTCGCCTTCGCCTGATGGAGGAATGCTCACCTTCGAGGGGCCGGTGCGCGTGGCTTACGACACTGGCACGCCAGCGATGGGAGAATGCTGGGGTCCGAAGAACGGGCAGTTCACAGTCTCGAAAGGCTATCCTGGTTTTGAGGTTGTTGGCGTAGTGGATAGCGGAAATAAGATCGTGCTGGTGAAGCTCGCGCCCATCACTTCCCTACTAGCCAAGACGACCGGGCTCATGGTCAAGCGGTGCTTCGCAGACTGTCAACATCTGGGTCGGGGCTGGTGGCTCGGAAACGGTCAGTAGCGGGCCGATGACGGTCACGGCGTGGAATATCACAGGCTCAACGATACCGACGACTACCTTCGTCAATTTGGTTTTAGAAAATGGCGTCTGGTATCCGGTGAGAGGCGGCGGCGGTGGAAGCCGAACTTTCAAATGCCTGCTAAATGGGGCGCTGCACAAGGCAGACTCGTCGGCCACGATTGATACCGTGACGGCAATCGACGGAGGATCAGCGCCATCGCCAACAACGGCCGCGAACTATTTGCGATGGGCAGGAAACGACGACGATCCCTGCTTTATCGTCGAAGATTGGTCGAGTGGAACGGTTGCATACATCCTAACGAACGTGGCTTGGGACATCGTGACGCCGGTTGAAAATGTCTTCACCGCCTCGGTCGATCTGCTCAAGCAAACCAAGCAAAACATCATCGGCAAGACAGACGCCGCCACGGCCGACACAACCATCGACACCGGGACGAGCTGCTAAATGCTCTGGCTTCCAAAACACCTTCGGCCACGAACAATTGCCGCCATGTCGCCATTGCACTGGACGAGCGGCCATCTGACGTGGAAGAGCGGCCATTTGGCTTGGTGTGTCCCGACGCCAACCGCAGGCTGCGCCTCGTGCGACGATACAGCACTCACCGCAAAAACAGCAACCGTTACGATTTCTGGCGTGACAGCCGATTCGGATATGTGCGCCAATGGCACGTGCGCTAATTATTGGAACAACAGCTTCATTCTACCGCTCACGAGCTACGGCGGCCTGAGCGGTGGCGCCTATACTTGCCAATGGAGATTCACGGGCGCGATTGCAACGTGCTCTTATTCGTTTAACGACCCTTGCTGTCCTGCTTGTTCCAGCACGCCAGGAACGATCTGCCTGCCATGCAACGTTGGCCCATTCCCAGGCAACACCAATTGCCCTTCATGCCTCGGTGGCCAGGAATGCCTCTACACTCAGGTCAACGTGTATGTGACATTATCGATCACCTACAACCCGACGGCCAATCAACGCGCATTTTCAATTATCGTTGGTGAGAACCAAAGTCTGACCGAAGACACCAGCACGTTCACGGATGCTGGGACTGCCGGCAACGGACAGTTCCAATGCACCGATGGTACGACGCATACGGTGCCATTTGCCTCCCAAATTAATTCTGGGTTCGGTTCGCCGTCATGCCATTTCAGCGCGGCCACGGCCACGTTTTCCATCACATGAGCGAATGCGATTTCCAACACCAGGGAGACGGACACTGGACATGCTCGGTCTGTGGAGTCGGCACGCCTCCAGCTATTAAGTTCGCACGCGCGCCGATGCGCACCTGTACGATGGAACTTTACGGACCGCCACCGCCTCCGCCCGTCGCGACAGACTTCGGCCCCGGCGCCGAGGCCCACGCCATCTTGGCCGAAATGGGCTTTGCGATTTCCGACGTGTGCCCATGCCAAGCGCGAATCGCGTCCATGAACACGTGGGGCGTAGCCGGCTGCCGGGAAAACCGAGAAACAATCGTCGGTTGGTTCCGCGAGGCATCCGAAAAAACCGGGTGGGTTAAAAAGCTGTTGGCTGCACCACGGGCCGCGATGAAGATTCCCGCCCGTCATTGGATCGACGTGCCCGGCTGGCTGACGGATGAAGCCATCCGAAGGGCGGAAGGGAAGATCTGAGCCCGCTAGCGGTACTTGAACGGCTGGAACGGCGTGGTACATTAACGGTCCCTAAGAAGTTCTGCGTCAACGAGACTCTATCTCGAACATGGTCAGCCTAAAAATCCCAAGGTCAGAAAAAACGTCCCCCCTCCTGTACGCTTGCGCGGAAACCCAAAGAGTTGCTTCGGCAATTTCGCGGGCTACCCAAGATCACGCTTCGGCATGGTCAAGGGCCGCGGGGCGCTCTGACCAGCGCCCTTAGGGCGAGTGTGCAGGAGTGGGGACTTTAGTTGCGACGGCCATGCTGCGCCGCCGCGGGGAAGGATTGCCCATTATGGGAAAGCCACATTCCGCCGTATTCCTCTGTAAAGTTCCCAAGTCGTTCAAGCCGGCTCATGCTCACACGCCGCCCGATGAAATTCTCGGGGGCAAGTTTCTGGCGCGTCGGCTGTCGATCGCCAATGCCGCGCGATTCGCCGAATCCTACAATTTGGCTCACCTGCCATCGACCGGGAAGTATCGCCACAAGTGGGCAATCGCGGTTGCTGGCCTCGACAGGCGCTACGATTTCGTGCCGCGAAGCGCCCCGGCTGCCGCGAAGGTCGAAGCCGCACAGGCGGAAGGCGGTGACGCATGACCACAAACAGAATCGCCCAACACCTTGCCGCGATCACGCCGCCCGATCCCCTGCCCGAGATTCCCAAGCCAGAACCGGCCCGCGGCTACGATCATTTCGCCGTTGGGGTTTTCAACCCGAGAAAAGTCAACTGGAAAACGAAGTGGATCGCTAAGCATATTGAGGACGCGCCATCGGTCGGGCTCGACTACGATGATCTTGATTGGCGCGGCCGTTTCAGTCCCAGCGCGATCGCCGTGGCACTGCGCTGGGTCAAAGCTTTCAACGAGCCACGCTTCGCCAATAGCCCATTCGGCGATGAATGGGCCATGCTCGCCTTTGTCGACGGCGGCTGCGAAAGCGTCAAGCTGGACTATTGCCGGTGCGTCTCGCCGTTTCGGTATTGCACGCATGAAGTCATAACCCCGCCCCGCTGGCAGCCCGCCAGCCTTTTCGACACGCCGGCCGAACTGTTGACCGATGAAATGTGCTCACTGTTTCGGCATGAGCACGCCACGCTCGACGCCGCGGTTCTGGCCGCCGCCAAAGCGAATCGAAAGTTTCGACCCGGTAAGCGCAAGAAAAACGGCTGGCCGCAAAGGTGGACGCTCGTGCTTGCCGTCGAGTGTGACGCGAGCACCTCGCACGACAGCTTGAATTACCAGGGCCGCATCGGCAATTTCACGGAAACGAAAACCCGCCGGTTCCATCTGGTCGATGCGTCGTGGCCGCTCGCGCCCGAGACGTTGGCCACGGTGATGATCGGAGGTGAACGATGATAGACCGAGCACCCCAAGCCGTCCGCATTTTCTTCAATGAATTCGTCGCGCCAAAGTATGCGGCCAAAACTGCGGCCGTGTACGCGGGGCGAATTGCGGCGCTTGAAAGATTCTTGGACCGGCCGCCGCTGTTGAGCGACTTGAACGCTGAAACGTGCGGGCGCTTCGACGTGTGGCTTCGGGACACCGACTACGCTGACGACACCATTAGGAGCATCCGCAAGACCATCCGTTTGATTTGGGCCTTCGCGCACGAATTCGGATTTGTGGATCCGCAGGCCCCACCACCGAGAGCCATCGGCAGGCCGTTGCGAAAACGACTCGAACCGAGGGAGCTACCGCCAATCCCCGAGCCGACCGAACCGCCCCCGTCCAACTGGGCCGCGATTCGCGTTGCCGTTGCGTTGCAATCGGCGATCGCCGGAGTGTTCGGCTATGGACCTGACAACACGCTGGGGGCCTTCCTGGCGCGTTACGTCAGCAGCCGGACGGACATCCAGGCCACGACGCGGGCGCTTCTCATCCGTGCTCAAGACGACCTCAACTCTTTCTTTGGCGCCGACCGACAACTCGCGTCGTTCGGACCCGCGGATGCTGACGACTTCCGCCGGCACATGATGAGCGTGGTCGGAGAGAACACGGCCAAGCGCGTTTGCGGGAGAGCCAAGCAGTTTTTTACTGCCGCAGTCCGTCGCGGGCTGATTGACAAAAGCCCGTTCGCCGACATGAAGGGCGTTTCAGTGAAGGCCAATCCGGCGCGGGCGTTCTACGTTTCTCGCGAACTGACCGCCCGTGTGTTGGCCGCGTGCCCGACGCCCACTTGGCGGTTGATCTTCGCCCTTGCCCGCTACGGCGGCCTACGTTGCCCGTCCGAGCACATGGCCTTGAACTGGTCGGACGTGGATTGGGACAAGTCCCGATTGCGTGTCCCCAGTTCCAAAACGGCCTACTGCGGGAAACCGTTTCGGATCATACCATTGTTCCCCGAGCTGCGCCCGCACTTGGTCGAATCGTTCGAGTTGGCTGGCCGACCGAAAGACGGGCTGATGATCCCTGAGTATCGGCGAGCGCGCCGAACGCCAGCGCCGGCGGGGTGTATCGAGCCGTATAGGCCCGGTTTGAATTTGCGATCGTCCTTTGGCGATTTCACGCGCAAGGCTGGCATCCCGGTTTGGCACAAGCCATTCCAGAACTGCCGAAGCACCCGCGAAACCGAACTGGCAAATGATTTTCCAATCCACGTCGTTTGCGAATGGCTGGGCAACACCGAGGCCGTGGCCCGGAAGCATTACTTGCAAATGACGGATGAGTATTTCGATAGGGCCGTCGGGCAGGAAGGAGGTGCAACGTGA